CGCCGAAGTATCGCTCCGAACGATCTCGTCAACGATGGCGCAGTCCCTGAAAAGATCCAATACTTATCAGGAATCGCGGTATACTTTAGACACTGAGAGACGAATATGAAGCGTGCGAGAGAAAAATTTCCATATCCTCCGATGTCGTCTGTCCCATAATCTAGAACGGATTTGTTTAGTTTGTCCGTGTCGAAAATCGTGTGAGGATACGTCTTTACGACGTCTTCCGCGAGATCGAACCAGTGAGTCGGCTTGTATATGGCACAATGATGAAGGAACGTCCGACACTGTTTGTCCCTGAGCAACATACTCTCGGGATTTTTATTGACGATGACCGACACTACATTTTTCATGATCACGGTGTCGCTGCGTAAAACGAGCGTCATCGCGATCGTCAACCCTTCGTTATCCTGGATAGATAACACGTCGGGCATCGTTGACGATATCCTCGAAAATGTCGCGACATCCAAATTACGATTGTACATGGTAGAATATATCGCACGATGCAGAGGTGTTTTTCCCCGAGCGTCCTGAACTCGCAACGATTCGGGACAAAGATCGAATATAACACCGATCATGTCGAGAGACCACGCGAGATGCGCCGGAAGTTCGCCGTTCGCATTGGTTGTGAGAAACAGATCCGGGCGCTTGCTGTGTACGTAACGAAGAATGCTCTTCGCAGTTTCTTTATAAGACGATTCCACGATGACATGCGCCACTGTATTTCCGATTTCCGTCCTGTACTCATATAAAGCGGGCACTTTTTCGAGTATGATCGCGCACTTTTCCATGGCACCCCGTGAGTATCTGACGAGCTTCAAAATTTCTCCGAGATCTAGTTCGAACACGAAAGGTAGCATGTGTTTCAAAATAGCTCCCGTGCTGAACATTGTCATTTCATAATCGAGCGGAGAAATCCCCTGATTATCTTGATGGTACATCACGGACGGATCTCGTTGTATGATATTTCTGACAAGACAATCGTTCCTCGAGTCTATCGCACTGTAAATAGGGGTACGTCCCTGATTGTTCGGCTCGTGGACGACGGAAGGCCATAAATCCATAACAAAACCCTGGAGGTTTTCGTACGATCTTGCGGAATATATATGAAGTAACGTATCTTCATTGTGGTCGACGCAGTGCACCTCATCCGGATTTTCCATGATGTACTCTATGACGAAATCTTCGCTATAAACCTTATCGAAATTCATGTTATTCATGTTCAAACACTAAATATATATATACGAGCGACGATATCACGCCCCGACTTTTCCTTCGTATTTTTTTAGCAATGTTCTGACGGCGTCGCGAGCATCGTCCAATGACGTATGGAAGCTCGTTTGCCACAATCCATCGCAAAATAACGTCACGCGCCATTTTTTCCCAAATCGTTGGATCGCAGAATCGGTGTTATACGTCATATGATGTGAACTACATTGATGTTAAATTGATTTACGAAAAATACTCTGTACGTATAGAGAGATGTCTGTCGTCGTCCTGCAGCCAGACGATACGATATTTATAGGATCTCTTGATAAACGAGGCGTCAAAGAAGTTCTCACGCTGGACGTCGAAAGAGGAGACGAACTTCGCACCCAGGAACCAGAAGATACAGATGCATACTCGAAAATTGGCGTGTTGTATATCGTGTTTTCATGGACGTTTTTTGTGAGCATCATCTTGGTGTTCAAATTCGTGAATTAAAAACGATGCACACAGTATGATCGCAGGATTGTTCGTGCCACGAATTCCGATTGCGAGACCGAGGCAATCACCGACGTGTCACGCGACTCAGAAAAAGGAAGTCGTTCCTCCGACGCCGCTTGAGAAAAAGTTTATTCCCGATATAGAAATAAACGAATTCGATGTGAAAGTCAGTATGTCCGTGAGCGTGATGGCGTTCTCGATGGTCATGTTATATACTAAAAGGGGTGATCCGAGCGTCTATTTACCGTTGATAACTTCGGTGCTCGGATACTGGATGCCCGCACCAACAAAGAGTTCCGACAAAAAAGACTGAAATGCAGTTTGATGAAAACATCGATATAAAATTATATCGACATTTTGCTCTTTATACAAATATATATACATATATAAATGAACAATGATATAAAATATAGAGCCAAGGATTGCTCGCTGGTGTACACGCCAGTTCAGAGAGGTTCTACGTGCTGGTTTGCCGCGCTGATGATGACGTTGTTTTTTAGTCAGTATATGAGAGCCGTCGCGTTCAAGCACGCAAAGAAAATAGACGCGCAGGGAACGTGGAAGTCGCCGATAGCCAACGCCATGATCATGATCATGAAGAATTACGAAGTGAATTCGCTTGACTCCAAGGTCGTGGGAAAACTCGAACCTCGGGCGTTTCTCAAGGCTCTTCGCGCGTACGATAGCACGTACTTCGATTCGACGAACTCGAACACGACCGATGCGGGGGCGAATTACGGGCCGTACCAACACAAACTTCTCGCGTTTCTCGAGATTCCGCACCTGTCTCTCACGGTTCCTCGTGGACACATATCAGCTCGATACTCCGCGTACAATTTCGATCTCCCTCTAGATCAACACAAGTGGGAAGACGCGGTGAGGACGTCGGATCCCGTCGGAAAGTTTGTAGACACCGAGGACCCTGAAGTGATCATAATACATCGAGAAGCTGGCGAATCGTACCTCCAATCGGCATGGAGATCGCCAAGGCCCCCGATTCACAATGTAGTTGGCATAAACCTTGTCAGACATTCGAACACGATCACGTACAATTCGAACAAGTACGTCCTTGATTCGTGCATCATTCCTTCGCACGTCAACACGGACACGTGCACGATGGGGCACGCCGTGGCGGGCGTGACGTGCAACGACAAGAGATACGTCTACAACGGATGGGCCGCGAGGTCCGCCGACAAAGCGATGATCGCAGCGTCGCGAATCACGCGTCATCTCCCGTGCGCTCTGATGGAAGCGGATTGGGCGAAAGACAAGGCATTGTGCATAAACACCGACGCGTGCACGATGGACGAAGTGAACGCGAAGAAGAAACCGAAGCACGAGTTCTGTTTTGAAGCATTTAAAAGATCTTCGGTCGTGTACGTCCGCGAAGATATGGCGAAGAACGCGGGATACATACCGAAGATCATCCTCAAGATACCTCCGAAACCGATGATGGAACCTCAAAAGATCGCGAAAACTCCTCCGAAACCAAAACAATCCGTGGTGGAGGTGAAAAAGACGACGGTTCCGACAGCGAACAAACAAAAACTGGAGAAACTGGAATTGCTCAAAAAACGAATCGCGACGACACGAAAATAAAAAACTTATGTAATGTATATGGCCATGGCAATTCAAAAAGAATACATAATCATCGGAGTCCTGGTGTTGATATTACTGGGCACGATAGGATACTTCATGTCTCAACCGGCGTGTCCAACGTGTCCACCACCTCCGACCTGCCCACCGGCCCCGACGTGTCCTCCCGCCCCGACGTGCCCTCCCGCTCCGACGTGCCCGCCTGCACCGTCGTGCCCGTCTGCAACTCCATGTCCACCATGCGCAAACGGCAATCCCGGTGCGTGCGTGTTCTCCGCCCGCGTTCCGATAAACGGTAAGTGGTCGTGCCCCGCGGGGACCATAGATACGGGTCTTGACTGGGGTGACGTGGACGGCGGCACGAAGCAGTGCATGACGTCTGGCTGCACGCCTCCCCAGAAAATCCCTGAGAAAGCCGGCGCGTGCGTGTTCTCCGCTCGCATCCCGATAAACGGAAAGTGGTCATGCCCCGCGGGGACCGTAGATACGGGTCTTGACTGGGGCGACGTGGACGGCGGCACGAAGCAGTGCATGACGCCGAGCTGCCAGCGTCCTCAGAAGATACCGCTGAAGAAATGACTGCAAGTATGATTGGTTGTACGATACAGATGGTAAAAAGAATTGTTCATAAATTTCAAAATTCTTGATGAAGATATTTGAAATAAATGTAAAAGTTGTAAAAAATACAATTAGTTAGCATACGCAAGTCCCCCCATGCCCGACATAATTCTGAGGACGTTATAATTTTTGGCATATATGTTCAGAGCCGTCAGAGACGTGGCGGTGTTGGCGGTGATGGTCTCGCTCTGGTACAGGGCGTTCGCCACGTTGAAGGGCTGCTGGGTGGCATCCACGGACGCCTGCTTGTAGGTCAGAGACAGAGTCGCGTTATCAATGCGCGAGAAGTTGCACGTGCCGGAAGGCTGGCGACCAGCGGGCTTGAGCGCGAACGAGTAGATGTACACGCCGGCAGGCACCACGGAGCCGATGGTCTGGTAAGGCTGCACCTTGTTGAAGTAAGAGCCCTTGCGGCTGGAGAAACGGTCCTGACCGTTCAGCTGGATCTTGGCGGAGTCCAGGACGGCGAGGGCTTCGTTGAAGCTCTCGGTGTTGGCGGTATCTCCATACTGCACGTTGGAGTTGGGGGTCAGGTTGGCCAGGGCGGTGTACTGGCCGTAAGAGGTGGGGTTGTTGGGGTTGAAGTTCCACGCCAGGTACTTGGTGGGGTGGTTGAAGTTCAGGCGGATGTTTTGGCTGGCCTGAGAGGTGGTGGAGGGGGTGGCGGTCTCGGAGCCGGTGAACTGCAGCTGCTCGATCAGGTACTCGTGAGGCAGCTGAGCGAAACGAGTGCGCTCCTGGGTGTCCAGGAAAATATAGTCGACGTACACGGACATCTGGGGAGCATCCACGGTGGCACCGTTGGGGAAGCCGGAAGTGGCACCGGTGTTGGTGATGTTGATGCCGTTGACCTGGCTAGAGAGGGTGAAGTACAGCTTCACTTCGTGGTACTGCAGAGCGATCAAAGGCAACGCGAGTCCGGGAGTTTGGTTAAAGAAGAAGATCAGAGGCACGTAGAAACGCTTGGTGGAACCAGCGGGCTCGCTGTCCACAAAGTCGGTCATACGGCGGTAGTTGACGCGGTCGTCGTTCATGCGGAACAGGGAGTCGTAGGTGCGGAACCAGTCGTTGTAGTGCTTGTCGATGCGCTGGCCACCGATTTCCAGCTCGACGTCCTGCAGCAGGGCCTCGGCGGGATAGAAGGTGGGGCCGACGTTGGACAGCACGAACTCGATCACAATGTCGGTGATCAGGTCACCGTTACGAGAGATCTGCGTGCTCACCTTGTTTCCGAAACCGACGGAGCCGTTGATGGTCTGCTGGATAGACTCGACGGCGAAGTTGGTGTAACGGCGGTACGAAATACCCTTCCTTTCGGAATATTTATAGGGACTAGACTATAACTTAAGCATTCTAGAGTTTGTCTCCACTCATCATCGAATACCCATCATTTTTTAGTCGTTGAACCTTCCTCATAGACTAGACTTGTCGTCCGTAGAGGCTTGGATGCGGATTGTCCAATCTCAACGATTATTACCATACCCGAGTTCTGTTCTCGGCCAGAAGACGATTTCGCATCTTCTTTGGTACGTCGAGCTCTAAGGAGTTTCCCGCAATTTAACGATGTTGCAATTCATAGAATCACTAGTATCTGACATGTTTTCACCTGGAAGTCCAACCGATTTCCCATGAGCAGTGTCCAGATGCTCACGGCGTGATACTTTTGCCGTCTACAGTATTAAACGGTCTTGAAGAAAGTAATTTGGGGGTTGCCGGTCAGGTACACATCCTGGGCACCGTATGCGACGAGCTGAGAAAGTCCTCCCGCCATAGTATCGTGATATTTTTACAAAATATTTTTTTTTCAAATTTTAACGCATGTTTTACAGCGTATATATATACTCATATATTTTCTATATAAAAAATGAGACTTGATCAATATTCTTCAAAGAAAATACATATTTTTCATCTGTTTTTTCCTGTCTGAATATATTCTGTCTGACATATTCAAATCTCTCATAATTTTACTCTTAATACCGTCATGCTTATCATAAGTTTCTATGAATATTCTCATCTTATTTCCCAGACGCTTCATCAGCATCCATCGTCTTTTATCTTCTTTACCAGGACCATGATATACTAATCTCATACTTTCAGCATGCCTTATCTTGAAATCTTCATTTTTCCATGTTTTTTTGAGACGTTCTTCTTTATTATCTTCCCACTTTTTCTTTAAAGAACTCAAGTGTTTTTGTCTATATATGGCATCTAACCATAAATTTTGAAACTTTTGACTCATACTATTCCGATAATCTTCATTTGTCCATAATTGTTTGTATTTTTCAGATTGTTTTTTTCTGTTTTCTTGAGACCATCTTGTTTTCAACCAATTATTGATAAATGTCAAATTAAGCCAGGTTGCTCTATACCAATTATTTTGATATTCAGAAGTTGACCATACATTTTTCATGGTACGGCTCTTCTTTCTATTAGATTCTTTGCTAAAAATAATATTATTACCTCCCGTCTTCAGATTATAACCATATGGAGCCAATGTATTATATTCTTTTATCAACTTACCTTCTATATCGTTTGCTTCATCAAGAAGCAAATCCTTTTGTAAAATAATCACGTCGAACGACTCCCAACCATGTTTTTGTATAGCATTAGAAATAAATCTACATCCAGATCCAGATGAACAATGTAAATCAAACCTATCTTTTGTAGATAATGTCTGACCGATATATGACATTCCCGTCGAACGCAGAGTCAATTTATAAATACAAAATAGATGTCTATATTCGGGATCAAAAATATTAGGGCCAAGCCATTTACCATTATAGTGCTCAAATTCCATTTTATCTCAGATAACACATCATTCTTTTATACAAGTTTTGTCGATATATACGCATATCGACAAAAATATTGTACTTCATAAATGGCAAATTCGAAGACGACGCCGTATTCCATCAGTCCTTCGCGCGTCAAGAAGAGCCCGTTCTCGAGCGTCGACTCGGTGAAGAAGGCGCTCCGAAAATATAAGCGGCGCGAACAGATAGGGTTCACGCAACTTTCCAGCTTACGCAGCATGGGCCTCGTCAAAAGAGCCGACGGGTTCTATCGCTTAGGCGACAAATACATATCATGATATCGTCATATTTCATGTAAAAACAGGCATAATTTTTTATCTCATACCACAAATGCGAGTCGTGGGAATCACGTTCGGAACTCCTCAATACATGGGGTCCGCAGCGGCGCTTCGTCACTCGGCGCTGACGACCGGGGAGTTCGACGAGTTTTATGTCTTCGAAACAAAAGACATCCAGTGGCTCATGGACACATGTCCGAATCATTTTGAGAGTAGCAGAGGATTCGGATGGTGGGCGTGGAAGCCCTTCCTCGTCAAGAACGTCATGTCGCAGCAACCGAACGACACGATCATCGTATACACCGATAGCACCATGATTTTCGAGCGTTCCATACGCCCGTACGTGCACCACGTCGAGAACAAAAATCCCATTCTCCTGCAACGTCTCGGGAGCTGGAGCGACCCGAAGAACGATTACCGAGTCAAGAAATGGACCAAGAAGTCTATTTTGAACCGTCTCGGAGGTCCGGACGCGGGTGATAGCATCATGCTCGACGCGGCGTTTCAGATATACAAAAACTGCCCCGAGTCGCGAGCGTTCGTCGAGCAGTACCTCACGTGGTGTCTTGAACTCGATATGGTGAACGATTCGGGGAAAGACTCCGATATCATAGATTGCAGACACGACGTGAGG